GGGGATGAGATATTTAATAATCACTATGAATGTGCTCATGAAGGTTATACACTTAGTGCTGACATAATAAAAAACTTAGGAAAAGAAAGAGTAAATGCAGACAGAATCTATCTTAGTTTTGCATGCAAACCAATGGAAAGATCATAATATGGAGAGTGCCTATGTTAAGATTTATAAAAAAACTATGGAAAAGATACGTAGATTGGCTATTTGATTCTTATGGAGATTAGAAAAGATACAGATACAATAGTTATTCATTGCACACAAACTCCAGATACTATGGATATTGGTGCAGATGAAATAAAAAAATGGCATAAGAATAGAGGCTTTGATACAATAGGCTATCACTTTGTGATACGAAGGGATGGTCATGTTGATAAAGGTCGTGATATTAATTATGTTGGGGCCCATGCAGTAGCAGTTAATGGTACATCAATAGGTGTGGCATTAGTCGGAGGTGGTACTAAAGATATGGGCTGGGAAAATAATTTTACTGAAAGACAATTTGAATCTTTAAAAGAATTATTAGAAAAACTAATGTCAGATTATAGAGTAAAAAAAGTAATAGGTCACTATCAAGTTGATGACAAAAAAGAATGTCCATCATTTGATGTGCCAAAATGGTTAAAGGAAAACAATGTGGTTTAATTTATTAGGAATGGCTTTCAAAGCAGGTAGCCATATATATCAAAATAGACAGAAAACTAAAATGCTAATGTCTGATGCACAAATGAGGCATGCAGAGAAGATGGCAAATGGAGAGGCAGAGTATCAAGGTAAGCTACTTGAGTCTAGAAATTCAGACTGGAAAGATGAGTTTATTTTATTATTACTCTCGGCTCCCATAGTACTCCTTGCGTGGGCAGTATTTTCAGATGATCCAGCAGCTATGGAAAAGATGCAATTGTTCTTTGAGTATTTTTCTCAGTTACCTTTTTGGTATCAAACAATTTTTGTAGGTGTCATAGCTAGTGTTTATGGTCTTAAAGCAACAGATTTAATTAAAAGAAAATAATGATAGATAAAGTACTATATAAATTTTTTGAATATATAGATTTATTTTTTGAAAAGATAGAAAGTTTTTTTAAGAGAAAAAAGAAATGATTGAATTAGATTTAACATGTAAAACTTGCCACCATAATTGTCATGCTGATGGTGAACTCCATGCAGATGAGTATGGTATATGCACATGTGATGAATGTACATGTGAAAAATGTGAGCATGATAAAGAATGAAAATAAATGAAAGTACTAATATAGGGTTACCCTTACGTAACCTTTTGGGCCTAATAACTGCAATAGTTGTTGGTGCATGGTTTGCCTTTGGGGTTATTGAAAGACTGAATCAATTAGAAACGGCTAACAAATTATTTGAACAAGATTTACTAGAGGCATCTGCTCAAAAACCAATCGACCAAGAACAGTTTATGTTATTAGAACATATTGCAGAAGGGTTAGAGAAATTAACGATAAGAGTTGATGGTATGATGAACAATAGAGTTAATATTGAAAGATTACAAACAGATGTAGAAAGACTACGAATAGATGTAGAGAAACTAAAAGATAGCGTTAGAGCTAATATAGGTAAATTAAATGGGGATCATTAATGGTACAAACAGTTATTGCACTTTGTTTATTTATAAATGGCCAGTTAGTTGAACATCGTATTCAACCAGATATATCTACGTGTTTAAAGATGAAGAGAGAGGCATCTAGAAACATAGAAATGAACAATAAAAGATTTATGTGTGGCGAAGTAGAGGCAGAACTTGAAAAAAATATTGATGGAAGTATTAGTATAAACAAAATTATAAGTGAAAAATAAATGTATTTAAATGCTAACATACCTATAATAGAATGCTATGTTAGAGGTAATTACTTAAGAGACCAGAAAGATTCACACGATAAATACTTTGGTTGTGCTATATTTGGTTTTAGTTCTATACCAAATCAAGTACCTTTATTTCATTACATGATGGAAGATGGTGGGTTATGGTGGAGATCCCCTATATCAGCATTTTGTAAGGAGCCTGGTGTAAAAGAATTACCCCTAAATGAATTAGTAATGTGGGATAGCTTTAGCTACAATGTAGCTGTTACAACTTTCTATGAATTAGCAGGTTGTAAAATGCAATACATATCAAGACGTAAAGTAAAAAGAAAAGGTACTTACTTATTTACTATTGATTGGTGTGGTGGAGATTATAACGAATTAAATTTTGGTTATTCAGAAAAACCAGATCAACATAAATGTGGTCATGTACTTGAGTTAGAAGATGGTAATTATGCTATTCAACCTAACAATAGATTAAGAGTATTTGATGCATCTATGGGCACTGACCCTAATGAAAAACCTGTTATTAATAGATTAGTTAGTAGCAGAAGATGGTCAGTTGAGACTAGTTCTAAATGGATAACTGATGAGCATGAGGAAGGCAGCTACGATTATCATTTTAAGGAGTTAAAAGATGAGTAATAAAAGTACAGTAAATAAAGCAGGTAATTATACTAAACCTGGATTAAGAAAAACTATATTTAATAGAATAAAATCACAGGCATCACATGGTACAGGTGCAGGCCAATGGTCTGCTAGAAAAGCACAAGCATTAGCTAAAGCATATAAGAAGGCAGGTGGGGGATATAGATCTTAATGAGTATAACCCACTATCCAATGCTAATTACTACCTCTAGTGGTAGTGAATCTGGAATACCTTTTTATCTAGAGGTGCAACAAGGTAAAGTTCCTGGTTACTCTATGATTAATAAATTTGGATATAATCCTAGTATCGGTTCAGGTTCTTTTGAAACTATTTGGGAAACAGGAAACAACTATCCTTGGCAATCTTCGGCAGTTACTGTTGATGTAGTAAGTGATGATACCAATGATGATGTAGCAGGAACAGGTGCTAGAACTTTAAGAATACAAGGTTTGGATGGTTCTTATAATTTGGCTGAAGAGACAGTTGATATGGATGGAACAACTACGGTTACAACTACACAAACTTTTTTAAGAGTATTTAGAATGTCTGTAGAAACAGCAGGTTCATCTGGAAATAATGAAGGAACAATTACTGTAACCTATACAGGTGGTTCGGATGTAGCAGCAACTATATCGGAAGGAAACGGTCAAACACTTATGACACTATATACCATACCTGCAGGTTATACTGGTTATTTATTATCTATAAATATATCATCAGGTAAAGATCAAGAAATGGAATTTAAATTTATACAAAGAGATAATAGTGTTGCTAACGCAGCGTTTCAAACAAAACAATTTTTAGATGTCAGAGGTGGTCAAACAACAGTTATCTTTAATGCAATCAATGTAATACCTCAAAAGTCAGATATCTATGTTTCTGGAAAGGCAAGTTCTAACTCTTCTGCTTCTGCTTCATTTGATTTATTATTAGTACAGGATGGATATTAACATGATAATAACTAAAAAAAGAACAGTCGGTTTAGATTTAACCACAAGCAATCAAGATATTTATACTGTACCTGCCAACTATAAATCTAATATTAAAAGTATTTTTATTAGTAATACATCTGGCAATACAGTTACATTCAGTTTAGATTGGTATGATAGTGCAAACACTACATATCATACTATAGCAGAGGCAACCACATTAAAACCTAATGGTCTTATTCAAATAACAGAAGGATTCTGGTTATTAAAATCAGATAAGATAAGAGGACTAGCTAGTGCAAACACTTCAGTCCATATCAGTATAAATGTTGCAGAAGAATATGTACCAAAGCAATTTAGCTAGGAGATAATATGGCACTAACACAAGAACAAAAATCACTCAAGGCATGGGGCAAACAAAAGTGGAGAACAAAGTCTGGTAAACCTTCATCACAAACAGGTGAAAGATATTTACCATCTAAAGCAATTAAGGCTCTCTCCCCACAGGAATATGCAGCAACGACAGCTGCTAAAAGAAAAGGCAAATCAGCAGGACAACAATTTGTTAAACAACCAAAAAACATAGCTAGTAAAGTTAGAAAATATAGGAGTGTATAATGGCTTACAAAAGTAAAGTTAAAAAAAATAACAAAACATTAACTGCTAATCAACTAAAGATTGCATCAGTCGCTGGTGACCCTAAGAAAATTGAAAAAGCAGATTTTAAAAAATTAAAACAAAATAATAAGAAGGTATAATAATGGCACTAACAGAGTCAGAAAAGAAAAAACTAGATAGATATAATCTTGATGGTTTAAATAAACCTAAAAGAACCCCAGGACACCCAACTAAAAAAGGTATTGTTGCTGTTAGAGAAGGTGATGGGGATATTAAAATTATTAGATTCGGTGACCAGAAGATGGGTCATAACTATAGTGATGAGGCTAGAAAAAGTTTCAAAGCTAGACATGCTAAGAACATATCTAAAGGAAAAGAAAGTGCTGCCTATTGGGCAGATAAGATGTTCTGGGCAGGCCCAGGTGGATCTAAAAAGTCACCACCTAAATCACAGAAACATACTAAAGGTACATAATAACCTATGCCCGCACCAGTCGCACTTGCAGCTATTCCAATAATAACAGCAGCAGGTAGGTTTGCTGCACCTTACCTAGCCAAAGAGTTAGGTAAGTTGGGCATGAATAAGTTTGTTTCAACTTATGGCAAAGGTGCATTTAATACTTTAGAAAGTTTAAACAAAAATACTACTATGGTTAAACCAGAGGCTATGCCAATGGTTAATCCTAATTATATGTCTAGTGGTAGTGATGATGATGACACTAATGTACCGATGGTACAAGATCAGCAGAAGTCTAACCAACCACAACAAGAACCTCCAGAAGATAAAGGGCCAAACCTTGGTACCGAAGTAGCTACCGAAGCTGCATTACAAATCTCAAAAAACTTATCCAAGCAAGAAGATATTAAATCTCAAACACAAAAAGCATTAGAACCCAAAGTAGAATTTGGCACACTGACAGAAACAGAAAAGCAAACAGCACAGGCACTTATGGGTGATAAACCAGAGTTCTATTCTCGTGCTGTAGACGCTATTAAAAATGCTAAACAAAATAAATTTACTAAAGGTAAATGGAAAAGTATTGTACAGAGTAATTCTACTAAAGAAGAAATGGATTACCTTGGTTTATCAGATTATTTACAAGGTAATGAATCTATAACTAAACAAGACTTATTAGATTTTGTAGAGCAAAAAAATATTGCAGATAAACTAAGTGTAGTTGAAGTACCTTTAGAAGATCAATATGATTTTACAGCTTTTTCAATTGGAGGTGCAGGGGGTAAAAGGGCCCGTGCTAGTGAAAGTACTAGAGAAGTACTAGGTGCAGGTGATGTTAAACTTCCTACTATGGAAGGATATAAATCTTCTGTAGAACAATATGTTTTTCAAGTAGATGGGCCTAAACAATGGTCAGCTGATTCTGCACACTTTTCTGAAAAATATGCAAGGAATGCTATAGCCCATGCTAGAGCACAAACAGGATACTTTAATGCTGATGCTGTAGAAAAAAGATTAGATGAAAAAGAAGCCGAAGGGACAGCATTAAGTAATGAAGATAAAATTTTAAAAAACGCATCTAGGCAACTAGAAGATACTTTTATCGTAGATGAGATACAATCTGATGCTATACAAGATATACAAAAATATGGTACAAAAGACGATTTTGTTATAATAAAAGGTAAAGATATTACTCAAGATTTTTTACAAAAAAATTATCCTAATTATGCTGTTAGGTCTACACCAGTAAGTATACTTGAGGGTAAATCTAATCAAGAACTTAAAGATGAAGGTTTAATAGCTGCTAGAGATAATAATAACGTTTTGTATTCTGTAGATCCAGATAGAGATATAACAAGTGAACGTGGTGTGCCTGAAGTTAGATTAATGGATAATAACTTTTATGTATTTGATAAAAACACTTTAGTTACTAAAGGTTCTTATAAAACAAAAGAACAAGCACAGAAACAGGTAGATCTGAGAGGTTACGAAGCATTACCAGTAACTGAATCTAAAAAGTATGTAGAGTTAATACTAAATGCTATGATAAAAAAAGCAGTGGAAAAAGATTTAGATAGTATAGGTATAACTAATGGTCAAATACAATTTGATAGATATGAAGGTCAGCCTATGGAAGATAAGGAAGGTTTGAAAAAATTTTATGATGAAATTGTATATAAACAATTAGAAAAAATTGCAGATAAATATAATGTAAAACTAGAAACAGTTGAACTTCCTGGTAAAGGTGAATTAAAAGAATTTGATGATGTTGGTTTAAATGAACCTACAGAAGAATCAGATGCAAGAAGTATAACTCGTAGAACTACAAGAGCATTAAGAGATGGATTTGTATTACGTGAAGTATCTGGTAATTTATTAGCTAATACAATAAATGATTTAGTTACAGGTAGATTTGAGGATCCAGAAAGAGCAGATAATCCTGCAGTAACACTTCCCGATTATACCACTATATTTACTGAAACAGGTAGAGCATCTGGAGAAAGTATAATAGATAATTTAATTGCGGATAATCCAGATATTGATAATGATAAAAAATATTATATGTGGGTAGTGCCTAATACACCAATAGACAATGCATTACAATCACAACCAAACTATTCTTCTTTATCGGGAGTATGGGATATTGCTGATATTAATTTACAAATGCCAATATCATCAGTAATGCCTAGTGGTGGTACTGATATAAATAATTACAACTCTTATATATTAGAATACTTTGATAAGATGAGAGAAAAAAGTTCTGACATAGGTTATAAACATGAAATTATAAAAATGAAATTACCTAAAAAATTACAGAAAGATATATTAAGCAAGCCTATCAAACTAAGTAAAGCTAAACAGCAAACAGATAGATTATTTGCATAAAAAAAGGGGAGCCATAAAGACTCCCCCACAGCAAGGCAACACGACTCGGAACCTAAGTTATCTTGGGTTCCTTTTTTTTTGGGCCTTGCGATACAGTGATCTATCACCCCATCGCTTAGTCCAAAACCAGCTACTTAATTTAACAGCATAACCTTCTAGTTTATCCATAACACAGTTATGCCAAAAGTAATATCTAAATTTTTTGTATAATCTGTTTAACATCTTCTTGTAGTTTTTTACCAATAGTGTTAGCATGATTAATTATTGATGCACAAAGATTAGCATGAAACGGATAGCCTTTAAGTGCCTCTCTAATTTTAGTAACAGGCTTTCCACCATAGTCTATAACAACAGCATTGTTTTTATTTAAACCAATCTTCAATTCAAATAATATACCAGTATACTTTGATATATCGTCTGGCTCTTTTATCTTATCCTTTTCTTCTTTCATTTTTTTCCTCGCTTGCTTTTATAAAATCTGCACCAATTCTTGGATCTAGTGGACTCAAGGCTGATAACACATTCATTAGTTTAACTACTTCACCATATGGTCTAGTCATTAAGTATCTCATAATATCCATTAACTGTTCAGATGTTATAAGATAAGTCTTAGGACTAGGTTTGTTTGTTTCTTTACTCATATTCCCTCCCTATTTATCAGTAAAATATTTATTGAGGGTATCTAAGTTTTCTTCTGCACTAGATATTTTAGTTATTAATTTATCTAATTCATTTATAAATTGTGGGTGCTCCCCAATACCCACAGATGCATTAAAGTATACCAATGCACTTGCATAAGCATCAGCTATTTCGGCTTCATACCTCTTTCTTAATGCATCTATAAGTAATAGTTTAGTATCCATTAGTAACCTCTATATTCATAGTAAGTTTTTTCAATAAACTCTTCATCACTAAGATAAGGATTATGATTCATCTTTAATCCTTGTAGTTCTTTAAGTTCATTAACTGTTTGAGATAATGTTTTATTTTGTTGTAAGCATCCACATACTAAATCAACAACTTCAATATGTGCTTGTTTCATTGCAGACATTATTTAACCTCCTGTATTAGTCTATTAAGATACCAGTTAGCCTTTTCTAAATCTTGTAAAGGCTCACCTTTAAATTTATATCTAGCAACATACTTTAATACATTACCTTTTAAATAACCATGATACTCATCATCTGTCATACAATCTCGGATAACATCAATAGTTTCTTTCTTACCTTGCTTGTAATGATTAGGTGAATTTACATTATCATGTGTATCAGCAATGGTATTAATATCATTGCTAAGAACATAAGTATTACCATTATACTTTATTTCTTTTTTAACGTTTGCCATATTCTCTCCTAATAGTTTTAATATCTATAGCCTCTAGATTATAGTCACCATCTTTTACTTCTCTCTTAACTATCACACCTCTCCACCACATGTGTTGAGTATCTCTAGCAAAGTGTTCAGAATGATTTAAATAACATCCTGCAGATAGCCCATGAATCTTTTTACCACTTGGTAAAGTAGATACAGCATAATCTAATAAATGACTATGACCTACTGTAGCAGAAACTTTATGTTTTGTCAAGAGTGTTCTACCAATATTTTCACCAGATATAGCTGAACCCATAATACCCGATGGGAAATGATGTGCATAATATATACCATCTACAACTTTAAATTGTTTGTATGGTATTTCTTGCCAACCATATTTTTTAAATTGCAGATCAGATATTTTCATAGTACCTTCTAACTCTGGATTCTCTTCTACAAATCTATCTATTCTATCTTCATGATTCCCATGCAACATAATCTTTCTAGGTTTATGTTTGCCTAGACCTTTATTAAATAAAGATAAAGCATGATGTGAATGATCCATATCTTGTTGGTATCTTCTTCCTTCAAAAGATTTCTTACCTCTATCATATGTTGATAGAGAATCCATACTACAAAAGTCACCCATACATATTACATGGGTAGCTTTTATATCTGCGGCTAGTCTACCTGCCCACAGAAATCTATCATTGCTTACTTTAGGTGTGCAATGAGGGTCACCTATAACTAAGTGCGTTGCCATTAGTTTAACTCCTTTTCACGTTTTTGTTTTAAGTATTCAATAAAGTCAATCACATTATCTTCTTCATCAAACTCTGCAACAGAATTGATTGTAAGATTTTCTTTATTGGGGTCTCGTTTATCATCAGCAAAACCTTTGAGCCCATAAACAAAAATAGTTTGGGGGTCTTGAGTTGCTGCCTTTATCATGCCTCTAGCTATTGTAGAGCATAATTCATATTGTTCTGTGGTCATCTTTGCTTTGCTTTCCATTACAATACCACAAGTAAATCCTCTTTCCCAAGGCGTAATTAATACCTTGATTGCATTATTAAAATCTTCTTTTTTAGTTTTCTTTGCCATGTTTATACCAATACCTGTCTACGTTTTCTTTATTATATTCTACTACTTTATGTTCGTAGCCTCTCTTCATACTCTTTTTACCAAAGAGTTCTGCTTTATCTTCAGCATCAAATAAAACATTTGTAAATATTTTATAGTCTTCATCTTTCTTTTTTTTATATAAAACAAAGTATAAATGCATATATACTAGTGGGGAGCAGACCCCTCAAACTACTCCCCACTATCTCCCTGTGAATCTTCCTGTTTAGGATTATTCACTTGGGTATACCATACCCACTTAGGATTCTTTCCCTTAGATTGTTGTTGTGGTAAATGTTTTAAATTGTTACCCCAACAAGGTACCTTGTATGGACAGAAAGAACATACTCTATCCAAAACTCTATTGCCTGTAGGTTTACCTCTAAATGTTTCTTCTACATCATCAAAGCATTTTTTAAAAGGTACTTTATCTTTTAATGCTTTGTAGTTATCAGTAGCTTGTTTAATAAATCTATCTCTGTATTCATCTTGAATCTGTGGCGTTTCACATACTGCCCACTCTCCTGTAGATTTATTAATAGCTATCCAACCACCAAAAGGTTTCTTCTCGCTTTCAGCGTAGAGGAAACCCTGTGAGGCATAACCAAAGGAATCATTATCAACTACTTCACTAAACCCTCCCTTCTCTCCGAACTTGTGCTCAAAGGAATATGGAGATGCACTTTTAATATCCCAAACTTTGTTATCAATCTCAACATCCAATCTTCCAGAGATATTTTCTTTGTCAAATTTATACTCAACTTGTTTTTGTTCACTATCAATTTTAACTCCTGCAGATTTTAAAACAAATATAGCTAAGGCTTCTATCAAGTCACCAAATGTATTTCTCATTTTGTTATTGTATGGTTGCCCATCACCCTTGATACCCTTAGCCTCCATTTGTAATTGGCATAGTGGTCTGCCAATGTTAGACATTCTAGGCTCAAACTTATCCTGTCGTTTCTCTGAGAACTGTTTTCGCAAGGCACTTTTACATGCCTCGCCAAACTCATTTAACAAATCCTCAGAGATTTCAACAGGACTAGTAGATACTTTATCCAGATATATTTTTACTTTATCTAGTATATTATTCATTATGCTGATAATACATCTTCTGGAAGTTGATCATCTAACTCATTAACAATCTTTGCTGATTCAGCATCAGAGTCGTTAGGTGATTTATCTCTAGCTTTTTTATATGCTGAGATTACCTCTTGATTCTCTTTGTCGATTGCATCTTTAAAGACAGTTAAAATATCATTGTCTTTAGAAGTAAACTCTATTTGAGTATTTGAGTTAGGAGTGATGACAGGTACATAGAAAGTATTACCACCTCTTTTCTGTCTCTCAGTATCAAGTTTTAATGTGCATTTAAACATTAACTTACCACTATCTTTTAAACTTTTGATAGCATTACTGACAGGCAAGAACGCTGTACCAGATACTCTATACAACGCAGGCAGTTCATCTACATTGTGTACTGAACCATCAGCAAGTTTCCCACCAAAACTTACTAGACCATAGACTAATCTATAACATCTAATAGTTCTTTGTTCAACTTGTTGCTCTGGTGTTAGTTGGTCTCTTTCTTTGTATGGTACTTTACCACAATTGACACCACCTAACATATCTATAGCCTCGTCTTTATGTGATGAGAATATGATTGATCTATTTACATACTCACCTTTATCTGGGCTATAGTTCATATACTGCATACCACTTAGAAATGGTCTAAAGGTTACAGGTTTTCCATATGCAACTTTACCTGCAGTTGTATCAAACACAGAAAATTCTCCAACGGGAAGTTTATTCCCATTGTCATCTTCTGGGTTTCTATTTATTGATAGTCTAGGAATACCATCACTAGTACTCGTACCATCATCTTGACCGATTGCTTTCATTATTTGTTCGTCAGTCATCGAACTTATATTTGCTAGTTCATTTTTTGTCATTGAACCTCCTTATAAATTGATTTGCGTATAACATATTTTAGATAAAAAGTCAAGCATTAATTTTTATCTTTTTTATTTTTTTTATATGGGGGATATACAAGGTCTATTACCCACATACCAACTACTACTACAAAGCAAATAGTCAATACAACTTCTAACATATATAAGTATCTCCATCGGTTTGTATAACTTTAAGACCCTCATATTCTGCATATTGTTTCCATGCAGAGTAGTCTTCAAAGTCTTTATTTAAATACAGAATACTTTGTGTACCTGTATAACTATCTCTAAATGCTTGATACTTTTGATATGCAGTATACTCGCTATCATCAAATTCATCTAGAGTATCTAGGGCTTCTACCATATTCCTCCTATAGGGTTATTGGTATGCACTTATAGATAACATCACTTTGTTGTGGATCTATTTGTGCTATTTGGTTGTACTTATCTGTAACATCTGATGCCTCTTGGGAATCAGCTATTATAGATTGTATAGAAAAGTAAGGCTCTGCATTTGAGAACTTCCTTACTCTAATAATTAGATTTGTTGTTGTCATGTTATAATTACCTCCTTCATATCTAACCAGTTATATCCTATTTTAGTCTCTGTGTCAAGTGGAACATTGAAATCAATGTCATAATATTCTTTAAGAGAATCTATAACTCCACTAGTACCTTGCTTAAATATTTTACACATAATATTTTCTTCACCAGGATACACATCAGCTACAATAGAATCATGTACAGTATTTACTAATAAACTTTTAACTTTGTTTTCTTTCATTAGTTTATAAATATTAATGCAAGCAAGTGGTACTATATCTGCTGTAGCAAATCCTTGCACAGGATAATTTTTAATTTGAGTACCATAACTAGAACCACCCCAAGGCATTCTCTCAGCATATGGAAAAGAATATTCTCTACCTGTAGGTATTTTAATTCTTTTAAATCTTATTGCTTCATTTTGTAAATGCTCATGCCATTCTTTAATACCTTTATACTTTTCAAGAAACTTACTATAATATTTCTTTTCATTTTCAGTACCAGATACTCCACCATATAATGGTTTAAAGGTATGTGCTTTTGCATCTTGTCTTGATACACCAATAATATCTGCAGTATATTTATGTACATCAACATTATTTTTTATATCTTCCATACCTTGTTTATCTTGTGCCATAAATACAGCAGTTCTAAATTCAAGTTGTGCAAAATCTATTTCAAGTATCTTACCATTTTTAAATCTAGACTTTACTACTTGCCTAATTGGAAATGTAGTTCCTCTAGGTTGGTTTTGAAAGTTAGGATCACGACTTGATAATCTTCCTGTTGCTGTTACAGCTTGCATAAATTTTGGGTGTAACATTCCATGATCATCTGTATGCTCTTTCATACCATCAATAAATGTAGATAGATAAGTATCTACTGCATTGTATCTAACAATAGAATCTAAAAAATCTTTTAACTCTCCTTCAGATTCAGCTGCTAATTTATTTAAAGTAATCTTATCTGATCTAAAACCAGACTCAGATACATCATAAACACTTTTAGGTATCTGATTAAACCCTGCAAGTTTAGCCATGTTATGATAAACAAATCCACTACCTTTACATTCTGTACACTTAGGATATTTTTTAAATGGTGTTCCATCTTTTTTTATTTTCTTTATAACGCCTTTACCATTACAGTCAGTGCATTTACTAGCTGTAGTTTTATATACAGGTACAGTATTAGCTTGTACAATTTTTCTAAACTGTATTCTAGACATTTGTGGTCTTCTTTTATTTTTACCTGTAGCTTTATCAACACCTATATTAAATATCTTTGACCATTCTTTTTTATCTACAGGTTTTCTAGAATAGATTAACCAAGATAATTGTTCTGGACTTGATAAAGTAATTTCAGTATCACCCATTTTATTATATACAATTTTATTTATTTTCTGACTTAGATATTCTTTTTCTGCTTTGTATTCTGCATTAACTTTTTCTAATACATTTAAGTCTACATAAATACCATTGCGTTCCATATCACTTAATACAACAAGAAACTCACCCATAGTCTTAGCAGTTTTAATTAAATCTTTATTAGCAGGTAATCTAAAGTCTGCCATCTGAGAATCAAATAGTCTTCTCGTAATAGCAACATCATTACGACCATACTCCTCTACTAAATCAGCAGGTATGTTATCAAAAGATACACCTCTGTCCATGAAATCTTTTATTCGATCATCTTTCATACCTATTTTTCTACGCTGACAACACATCTGAAGTGTTAAAGATTTTCTAATACCTCTGTTTAAAATATATTCTCCAATCATAGTATCATATACTTTACCTGTGTATTTAAATCCAGACTCTAATAACCACATCAAATCAAATTTTAAATTATGACCTATCAATAATGTAGTTTCATCTAGTACTTCTTGTATTCTAGCTACACCACCTCTACTAACTTTCTCTGAATGGTGTGTAAAGTAATACTCTAAACCATACTTAGAATCTAATCCAACACTAACTAGTTTATTGTTAGCATGAAATGGTGATGGGTCAAACCCATTGTTTTTATTTTTTTGAAAAGTTGTTTCTACATCTACTACTGTAATCATCCTTCGTACCTACTTATATCCCTTCTAATAACACAGCTAGGTTCACCATGATAGCCTGTTATTTTATTTTTACTTATACACAAAGTTCTATTTGTGTTTGCTTCATCTAAACTTTGATTTCTACCTATACCAATAATTAAATCAGCTTCAGCAGCTTTTCCAGTTTTAGAATTTTCCATCATATCAAACGATATACTATTTCTATTATGTGCCTCAGCAGATGCTTGAGATATTGCTATGACAGCACAGTTTCTACGCTTAGCTAACTCTCTTGCACCTGTATAAATTGCTCGTAGCTTTTCATCTGACCTAGAAAACTTACCATCTAAATTTACTTTATCTAGTTGGTCAATTACTACAACATCTGGTTTATGCTTTTCACAGTGAGCATCTATGTCATCTAATGTCCAATCAACTACATCAAATAATTTTATATTGTCTCTTACTTTTGACCATGTAAAATGTACTTCTTTCATATTGTCTGGTATATCGTCTCTAGTATATCCAGTTGAACAAGATATAGTTCTCATTTGAGTTCTTACTGCAGGTTCCTCATTTATAAATGCATGTACATTTGCACCTTGCCATGCAAAACCATCTGGTGCTGAAACTAAACTAACCCAGAAAGCAGTCTTACCTGTCTCTGGTCTAGCAAATGCAATCATTAAATTGCCTGGGCCGATTCCACCAACTTTTTCTGATAGTACAGGTATATTAAATTTCCATTTAGTAGTTACTGACAACTGCTCAATGACTTTTCCTATATCATTTGTTACAGGTTTTATATCTTCATCTGGCAAATTTTTTTTATGACCTTCAATTATTTTTGAAATCTCACTAAAGTTTGCAGGCTTACCATTAAATATTTCTGTAGCTTCAATGGCAATTTTCTGAGCAGTTTCTCTATCCACCATTATGTTTGCTATATCTTTTGCTATAGCAGGTGTTGGGTCTGTGACTTGTTTTATTTCAGTTACAAGTTCTTCAAACTTTTCTTTAGCAGTTCTAGTTAATGCAGGATTAAATTTACCTACATGCAAAGTGTATACATCATCAACTTTTAAATCGCCATCATAATCTTTATGTGCTTTCTGTAGTGACTCAAAGAATGAACCAAGTTCACCCTCAAATATACTACGAGATATAACTCCCTTATACTCATTATAAAACTTTTTATTGAGCATCATTTTAATTAGCTGTTTTTCCATCGTGTTTCCTTTCATATGCCGTTATTAAATTTTCTTATTCTATCATTTAAGTAATCAACTATCTCAGATAATCTATCAATTTCTTTTGCTAGTTTTAATCTGACTTCTTCTGCTTGTTTTAAATCTAAACTAGAGCCATGCAATAAACTTTTAAGTCTTTCTATTTCAACTTTTAGTTTTTTATTTTCTTCTTCAACGCTGTTCATCTTTACATATTTTCCTGCATCAAAGTCTTTTGAGTTAGGATTGTCTGGGTGTGGTCTATCTGTCATTTTGTTCTCCATAAAATATATTTCTTATCTGTTCGCTATTATAATATTTTAAGTCTTCTGTCAAGTGTTTAACCTTAACATTATCAAATCCTTTTCCTCTTAATTCTTTTACAATAGCAAATGATTTAGTTGTAGCGTCTCGGTCAAGTGCTACATGAATAGTTTTAAACTGCATGATATGTGCAAGATGTGTATTAGCTAATGATGTTCCCATGATAGCTATACCTGTCAAGACTCCAGATACTGCACAGGCAGATGGACAATCTTCAACTATAACTGCATCATCACATTGACCACAAATAAATGGAACACTTTTACTACCATACATAAACCATTTAGGATATACAGATTTATCTAATGCTCTACCTACTGCACCAACATATTCATCTGAGTATTTATTCTTAATCATAAACACAACTCTTTCTTGTGCTACATCATATTTAATATCTGCTCTGTTCATAGAGAATGAATCCCAACAATTATTTTGTTGGAGATACTTCATTGCTTTTTCATTTGAGTATGGAGATTTAAAACTATCTGGCACTAAAAATTTTTTAGGCTCGCCTGAAGTTTCTTGTTTGGAAAATGTTTTATTTACATATCGTATAGTCTTATCTCCTTGATGTCTACCCTTAGCAGAACATGAGGCATGAAAACAATACCAACTAATTTTATCATCAGTTGTATCTATCAATAATGTATTTGTGTTATGGCAGAATGGACAATCCATTCTTTGTTTAGTTTCTTCTGGTACTTGTAGTCCTTGTATTACTTCTACTTGTTGTGATATATTCAATGCTACTCCTATACTGTAAGTTCTTCATAGGTAATAGAGTATCTATCTGTTCTAAAAAAATCATTAGCCTCTACCTTCATTAAGTTTTCATTAAGATAGAATGCTACTTCATTTTCTATTTCTTCGTAAGTCGGTTCCTGTTTGAATGGAATTACTGCTACTGCCTCTATTCCTAGTCCTGTTAGTCTGATTTTGTATTTTTTCATTGTCTATTCCCTTATCATAATTTATATTATTTGTCAAGTTATCTTTTAACTTTTTATAAAAATTTGGGTGGTGCCAAGCAAATGTCATGTTAATAAATATTTTTATCTAGTACTGCTTCGTCAAGTAAATCTATATGAAAGTCTTTACCATTAAAAGTAAATGATATTACTGCACCATACCCATCAAGATAAGAGTTTGAACTTGTGACTCTGCCACCAATTTCTTTTATCTTATCCTCTAACTTCATAGTTAGTTTAAGTCTGTCTGGATTCTTTATCATTAGTGTTCCTTATAACTTACTTGTTTAACATTTCTATTCCAACAAGCACGACAACTGCCACACTCATTATTAGTTGTATATGCACGACACTCTTTACCTTTATGTCTTTTATCTTTATGCACACCAGATGTCCATTGCCAGAACTTAGGTATTGCACCATCAACTTCTAATGCTGATACC